CTACCATCTTATAGATTATTGGGATAAATATCTTGGAGAGTTATGGAAAAGAGCAGAAGGAGAATTAAGCAATGGATAAAAAAATAATATATTATATAAGCCGATGGTATACAGGAACAGCATATAAGAATATTAATCTAATGAAGGATAACTTTGGGGGAATAATAGTAAAAGATAATGTTGCAGAAGTTAGGGAAATAATTAAAAAAGAACGGAAAATTGATTTAATGGTAGTCAGAGGAGATGTTAGAGCAGATTTTAAAATAGCAATAAAGTATAAGATTCCCTATATCTTAATAGAAAATGATATCAGCAGTTTGAGAATGAACTATTGTGAGGAATATTTGGTACAGGAAAAAAACAAGATAGAGAATGCTTCCGCAATCATATTTACCAGTAAAGAGCACGCAAAATATTATAAAAAAAAGGAAGGATGGAAGTTACCTTATTACGATATCATTCATACCAAACCATTAAAAAAAGATTTAGATTTTGAACCAAAGAAAAAATTAAAAGGATTACATTTGGTTTATGCAGGTGGAATGGTACAACAATGGAGAAGGCATATAAGCCCTTTTGGATATAGATGTTATCACGAAATATTTAAAAAATTTATAGATGCTGGATGGAAAGTGCATGTATATTCTGCAAATTGCGGTAGCGAAAAGCTATCGGAATACAAGGACATAGGCTGCAAGGTTCACGAGAACCTACCTTACAAGGCTTTGCTCCGGGAAATGAGTCAATACACAGCAGGCCTGCATTCATACAACAAAGAAGGGGTAAAAGAAAAAGCATTTGATTATACCCAGACTTGCAGACCAAATAAACTTTGGGATTACCTGGCAGCCGGAATCCCGACCATAGGATACCAGGGAGGGAACGGAATGAAGATATATAATAAAAAATGGGGATTAGTTATTAACGATTTGGAAGAAAAGACATTAAAGAAATTGCCGGGAAGATTAGCAAAGATAAAGATTACCAAAAGGATGAGAACAAGCAATGTCATGGACAGGGATATTAAAAAATACGAGAAGATAATAAATCAGGCCATAAAAGCAGGGGAAGCCAAAGCATTAATCCAGGAGGAGCCGGAAAGATACAAGAATCCAAATAACGAGCCTTTCCCGAAATTGATTATGGTCACCAACAAGGGACCAAGAATGATATCCCGAGCGAACCGTATATTTTTAGCTTACAGTACGACGGAGCCGACCAGAGTAAACGAAAGGGAATTCAAAGAGATAAAAGCACACGTTGGATTAAAGATAAAACATTTGGATTAAGGAGAATAAAATGTTAGAACTAATGTACCGGATCACAGGAAAGAATTTATACCACGAAAGAATAAGCCGAAGGAATTGTCATTTTAAAGCGGAGGAAACGAAAACATACACCGTAGGGGAAAGAGCCATGAAAGAAATAAGAGCCTGCAAGAATATACAGCTTAAAAATGTGGTTTATATCTGTCCCATCTGCGGACATGAAAGCAAAACCCGACATGGCCTGATGACTCATATATACAAAATGCACCCAGGGGAAAAATATAAATATAAGGGTAAAAAGTAAAGGAGGAGATATGGCTAACCAATATTATTCCACGGTGGCAGCCGTTATTAAAAACAGCGGAGCAAACTACCAGAAATTAGGATTATCTGGAAAAGCAGAACTTGAAGAAATGATAGAAGAATGGTTAGAGCAGATTTACAGCATGATAAACCGGGACCGGGGAGGAGACCTTTTAAATGACCTTTCATTCGGAGAAAAGAAGGTAGTTGATTACGGAGTAGAATCCTGGAATGAACTAACCGTGCCAGGGATCACCGTAGCGATAGAGACCGACCCGGAGGAGTTACCAAAATACCAGGAGAGTTATGCCGTTAACCAGATCCAGATAGACAACACGATCGTAGGCACAGGAACCATTATAGCCAGCAAGGAAATAGAAGAGGGAAGAAGGGATTTATCCAACGCGAAAATGTTGCAGATTAAAGTCAAGCCATATGTGGACACCACAGCCGGAGACCTCCAGCTCCTACTTTCGAGCGCAGCGGAATGCGGGACCATAATAAAAACCGTAGATTTTCCAGCAATGATAGATTACGAATGGAAATTAGTAAATATATATTTAGGGAACGACAGCAGCCTGGCAGAAATAAAGAGCATAGGACTTAAACTAATAAATTCCGTAGGCAGCTATTTATGGGTAGCAGATATTAGAAAAGTGGTCATGCCAAAGGCGATAGACAACATAGCAATGAGAGCCTGCACGAATATGGTTAAAATAGCCTACGCGACCCGGGAATCATCCACAGTAGGGATAGAGGGCCTGAACGCCACCATGTTCGATAGTAAGGTTTTAACAGATTCATTAAAGGAAGAATTGGGAGCATTTTACAAAAAAGCGGATTTTAGTTTTTCCACGGTTAAAGGGAAAATAAATAATACAACAGACTACCCAATAAGCGAGGTAGATTAATGGAATCGAAAATATATATTGACCCGGAGCAAATAAAAAAAATAATGGCCATACCGAAAGACGCCGGGATAACAGCTTTTAAATACCTGGCCACCGAAGCCTGGGGAAATATAATAAAGGAAGCACCCGTGGACCACGGGAGGCTGTCCGGAAGTTTTCAATTAAATAAAGTAAATCATTTTAAATATATTATTCATAGCGGAGTAGAATATGCCTTAGCCGTAGCAACGGGAACCGGGATATACGGACCCAAAGGACAGATGATTCATATCGAAGCCAGGACAAAACAATGCCTTCATTTTGTCTGGCAGGGAATGGAGATATTTGCGAAGAGCGTAAACGTCAAAGGACAGAAGGCAAATCCATATGACAAAAGAGCTTTTGAGAAAGCCGAGAAAAGAGTGGACGAATTTATAACAAGAGCATTAAGGGAGATGGGAGAATAATGCAGAATAAAACATTTGAAGATGCCGTTGACGAGATCCTGGAAAAGATAGAAGATAAATTAAATGATGCAAAGCAGGACGGAGGAATATTAAATGATGTCAAGACTTTAATTATGGGACCGAAGACGGTACAGAAACCGGAAGCGCCAGCAGTCTGGATAATGCAGGGAGAAACGAGCATAACCACTTCGACCAGGCTAACCATGTGGGAAAGCTGGGAAATGGATATTGTTTGCATCGGAGTAGTTTACAACGCGGAGGAAGGAGCAACCGGCTTCAAGGAAGCGAACAGCCTGGCAGCCAGAATAAAAAGAGTTTTAATGTCTGACAGAACATTAGGATTCGGACACGGTTCATTTTTTACAGATATTAAGAGCAAGAAATTTGACGGGAATAATCCGTATTTTAAAAACGGGAATTTATATACAGCAGTTTATACTTGCACGGTCGTATTTACGATAAAAGAATAAGAAAGGAGTGAAAACAAATGCCAACAGTAAGAAGATACGCGGGATTAATAGAAGAAGGAGCCTTTAACGAGAGCCCGGCACCGGACGCAAAGTTTCATATTCAAATAGCATCCTCGACTTTGGATGTGCCGGACGACCCTAACCTAAGTTTCGAGGGAGGATTATACAGAGGGAAAACCAACAAGCAGCCAGGATATTACGTCCCGGCCGGAAATATTGTTTATCCCATTGATATTCGTTCATTTGGTTATTTTATTAAATGGGCATTAGGGAATTACGTATTCACCGACGGAGGAGTAGGAACGAACACCCATGAAATTTATGGAAAAGAAGACAATGCCTTACCAAGTTTTTGTGCGCACATAGGGAAGGACGGATTAGGAGAGCATATATTTTCAGGACTTATAGTCAATAGCGTAGAGATAACGATAGAATCAGATTACATAATTTTAACGGTTGATTGTATAGGAGCCAAAGACAAGAAAGCCACCATAAAAGCGATAGCAGACTTAACCCTTTTTACGGAGAATATGTTAAGTTTCATAGACGCGAGCATCACGTTTGGAGGAGGAGATTATAATTGCAAAATAAAATCAATGACCCTAACCATAGAGAACAACGTAGACTCAGATTCCGGGAAGGGAATAGGGAGCAGATTCCCTTGCCGTTTACCGGTAGGTGCGAGGAATGTCAAGTTCGCCGGAAATTTATACTTCGAAGATGATACGGAATACCAGAAATATTGGGGAGCAGCCACAGGACCATCAGATGACGGAATGTCAGATGAAGAAATAGTTATTACCATAGATTCCGGGACGGACGGCAGCATTGAATTTAAAATACCAAAAGCCGTTTATAACAGCTTGGCAACTCCACCTTCCGGACGAGAAGAAATTATACAAGCATTTACCGGAGAAGCATTGGTTGAAGAAGTTACCCTGGCAGATGCAGTAACGAAAATCAATACAGAATTATTGGTTACCATAGAAAGTAATAATGACGATATGGATGACGACATATCCAGCTAAAAGGATACCAAATAAAATAAAGGAAGGAATAAAATGTCAAAATTATTAACCAAAGAAGAAATTTTAAGAGGAGCGGACAAAACAGAGACAATCTTTATTAAGGAGCTAAACGGAGAAGTAGAAATAAGACAATTAAACGAAGCGCAATGGGCCGAGATAGAATCCAAGACAGGGATCACTTTTGATATGAAAGTACCGATGGGAAAGGACGGGAATCCGGACATCGCAAAAATGGGTCAGGACGTCAAAATGAAATTAGAAGTTGACGAAATACAGAAGAAAACCTTCGAGGCAAATATCCTGACTTGCAAATACGGGATGGTCATGAAAGTAACAGAGGAGGAATTAAAGAAGATTACTCCACCCGGGACCATAGAGAAGATAGCCGGAGCAATTAAAAAAATATCCAATATAACAGAGGACCAGGCCAAAGCCCTAAAGATATTTCGCAAAGAGTAATGAAGGCCAGGAATTATTAGCATACCATAATTCAGGAATTAAAATATTCAAAAGCTACCAGGAGATGACCCGGAAACAAGTGGCCTTTTACAAATTCGCCTACCTGGAAAATAGCAGTAGAATAAAAGAATCCCTTAATAAAAAAGACATAACCCAAAAGGGAAAGACAACCAAAGAAGAAGAGATGAGCGGAGCCAGAGAAATAGTCAAGAGAAAAAAGGAGATGAGATAAGTGGCAGTCATGGATGTGATCATTCAAGCAGTCGATAAAATGACACCAACCCTAAATAAAGTTAAAGGAGCAACCGGACAGACTGCCTCATTCTGCGAAAAGAATTGGAAGAAAGTCGGTATGGCCACAGCAGCCCTCGCAACCGGGATAGAAGTGCTCTACCAAAAGCAAAAGCCGATGATAGAGCAATCCCGGAAAATAGCGAATGCGATGGGTCTGACCGAGGAAGCCGTCCGGAAGATGGCAATAGCAACATCTAATGTTACATTCCCTTTAAATGAAGTTTTAGATTTAATGGAATTAGGAAGACAGCAGGGAATAAAAAGCGCAGATGCCTTACAGGAATATGCTACCTTCTGGGATACCATAGGAGACGCGACCGGGGAAAACTCCGGACAATTAGGTAAAGCCAGCGTAGCCCTCCGAGGAGTAGGGATAGCAGCCGGGGAAGAGAAGGAAGCCTTAGCAGCTTTAGGATATGTTTACCAGGAGACATCCGGAAGTGTTTCAGATTTTTTAAGATTTCTTGACAAGGCCGGTCCGGACATCCGGGAAATGGGAATGGACGTTAACGACAGCGCAGCCATGCTTGGATTATTAGAACAAGAATTAGGGATGTCGGCACGAACAGCAAGGACAGAATTCGCGCAGGCGGTAATCGCAGCGGACGGAAATATGAATATGCTCTTTGAAACATTAGGAGTAAGCGAAGAAACTTTCAAAACATACCAAGAATCGGTAGCAGCCTCCGGAACCGTCATGCAGGAGAACGCAGATATTCATGCAAAAGCCTTCTCACCAATAGACAAAATAAAGCACGCAATATCAGAAGCCACATTTGCGATGGGACCATATATAGAGAAAGCAGCCCAG